AACGATAAAGTCATCGGATGAGTTGGTAAGAGAAAAAGTGCCCCACAAGCAGCAGCCGTGAATAAGGCGCAGAAGGGGGAAGTCGGCACGGATGCCGGCATCGAAAGGTGCGGAAAAACCGCGGGCCCTGGACTTGTCGACCGGGCCAACATTGCTCTCAAAGAGAGGGTTGACAGAGTCAGAGGGTGCGGCAAAGCCGCGAGCACGGAATTTCGCCGAGCTGTCAACGCGAATGGAGTCCACCACCCCTCGGGGCACAGGGTGAACGTCGACAAACGCGCCCGAGTGACTAACGGTTACAGCAGACGACCCAGCGGTCGCATACCCAGTACCAACCAGCATAGACAAAAGAGTCAACATCTGGCGTGGGGCGCTGTCCTTGAAAATCATCTCAATTTTCATGACGTCAAAAGAACGGGTTGTTGTGGTCACTTTAACCAAGCAGGTGACATATCGGCCACCTCGATAGCACTGTTCTTAAAAACAGAAAAATCGGTCGCTTATACGACCATCACATCCGAATAATCGGTGCAGAGTGGCAGGCAAACCTGCTCGTTTCTTTAAGCTATGGGGTCACTAAACCCCCAAGCCGTAGCCAATACACGTCATGGCGGACGGTAAGCGGTCAGTTCGATCAGTACCACAAAGATATGGCAGCTGTGTCCAAGGACCTGTCGGAACTCGGAGAGAACTCGGTATTGGTAACGTAAACCGTTGGGACGTTAAGATAGACGAAAGGAGTGAAATCCTCGCCACCACTGACGTACAGATGCATGCCAGCAGAATAAGCCTGGTTAGGGTCAGAGTACCCAGATGACCAAATGGAAAACGCAACGTTGTCTCGCGCGTAGTCATTGTCATAAAACACAGGGGACTCTGAAGTAGTGTTCCAAGGAACCGACAACAGTTGAGGATTCGCAGGATGCATCCTGTTGTAAGAGTACATAGGGATGTTCGCGATGTTGACGGGTTCGTTCTCGGGAACCGCACAAGAAGTACCGCTAAGGAAATCGTCAGAGTTGCCAGCACTACGATTCCCGTTGCTGTAAAAATAACCAAGCTCAGAGCTGGTGCCACCGGCAATAGGCATGTTGACAACCTTAGTGCCTGTCCTGGTGCCCCCAGCACCATCGGTGTAAAACGTGATGTAAGGGCTACGAGAGATGTTGACGGCAAACGAATTGGGCCGTTGAAGAACATCGTGGCCGGGATTGACGTGAGCCCTCCAAACAACGGAACCTCTCCAACCTGCATAACAGGGCGTGAACCAAGTCATGTAATTGAAGTTGCAGAAGTTAAATGGCTTGTTAACGGGACCAGGCAAGCTGCAATAGTTCATCGCGGCGGGGTCGGGACCAGGCTGCCGCGGAAACCGCGGCTGGATGGCAAAGGTCCTGAACTCAGCAGTGGTTGACGGAGTCTCACCATAAATGCAACTGTAGTAACATGTGCGCTTAAAAAGCTGGCGCAGACTACAAACTTTCTCACCCATGTAAACATGGGGGTCCATCTTGGGAACAGGCATTGAAAGTTCATTAGACATCTCGTGTGTGGAATCGGGCTCTTCTTTCTTGCCCGACTCAAACTCCGAACCGTTGCCAGACTGATACTGTGCAAGGTCAGCATAACAAACCCTCTTGCCCTTGGCAGGTTGCAACCCCCTGGGTTGA